CGCGCAACGGTTTGCGGGCAGATCGAACAGAATGCAGGCATCTTCAGCGTACAGCTGAAGACCGACGGTTATGTCAGCGACTGCGGCCTGCCGAAGACTGGCAAGCCGTATGTCCTGGTGAATGGCACAGCCGCCGACGTGCGAGAGAACCAATTCTCGCAGGTGAACTGGCAGCGCCCTGGCTATCTGATCACGCCCTGGTCGGTGAAGTACCAGGACGGCGCCAGCAAGCGGCCTCGCATCGTTCGCTAGTAGTTCCGCATGTCCAGGATCAGGCCGGTCAGGTTGTTGTAGCCCATCTGGCCAGTCGGCGGGTACGGCGGCCCCGGCCCTTCATCCGTCGCGCTGCGCGTGTTGATCAGTCCGACGCTGATGGTTCCATTGGAATTGGTGCGCACGCCCACGACGTACCCCACCGTCTGGGTGCGCCAGCCGCCGCCGCCGCTGATCGGTCCGCCGTCCACACGGGTGTACAGGCCCGTGTTGCAGATTCCGACCGCGTACCCCGATGTGAGCGGGATTGCGATGTCCACGGTTCCTGTCCCAGCAAGGGTGTTCACCATTTGCAGGACCCGCATGTACTTGTAGCGGGAGTCGAAGATCACCCGATTGTTGGCCGGATTCCGGATCCTCAACCCCTTCGTAGTGATGAACTGCATTTGAGCCACGTCGGTGGTGTCGAACACCCAGTAGGTGACGCTTGCCCCAACAACGTCAGTGTTGATCACCCACTGGTAGGTGGACCCCGACTGGCTCTTGCTCACCACACCGACCAGCGCGCCGGAGCAGTTGACCGCCAGGATGGGCTCGTTGCAGCCGGCGACCTGAATCACAGCCCTGCCAATCGTCTTACCGCCGATCCCAGGAACGGTGTAGGCGTTTGCCTGTACGACGAAGGGGCCTGCCTTCATCCCCAAACACTCCCAACTTGGGTCGATCTGGATAAGTGAGCCGCCTTCGTTGCGGATGCGCGCTCCGACGGTCATTGGTCAGTACCTTCCATAGACGAGCACCCCGGACCGGTTAAACAGCGGATTGGCCGACGAATAGGTCCACGTGATCGTGCTGCCGTCGTCGCTGAACCGCGGTGACGCGTTGTAATCTGGCTCGGACGTGGATGCATTGAACCAGTAGAAAATCGGATTGTTGCCACTGGTCGGAACACTCACCGATCCGCTGACACCCGCACTCAGTTGCTGGCGTCCCATGATCCTTGGCAGCCGCGTTGTGATGTCGACCAGAACGTTCCCAGCTGGGTCCCGTTGCCTCAATCCAAACGCCATTACAGCAGCTCCCCCAGCTCGACCAATGCAACGCTGCCAGTGCTGTTCCAGAATCTCAGCGCGCTATCGGTCAGTTCCATATAGCCGCCGTTGGCATTCACGCCTCGCATCGTCAGCGACGCGTTCTTGTCCAGCTTCCACCGCGGCTCGCCGCCAGCACCGACCGCCGTCGACTGAATCACATCCCCGATCATCGCATTCTGGATCCAGCCAGTGCCGATCAGCGCCTGGCTGATGAAGGTCTGGCCGCCCTGGATCACAAACGGCGTGGTCACCTGCCCGTTCACCAGGTTGATCAGTGCCAAGCGGTCGGCCTGGAATAGAATCTGGCTCTGGTAGCTTCCGTCCGGCTGGTTCTCGATGCCGATGCCCATGCCGGCTACGTAGTACTGGCCGTTGGCCGCGATCTGCAGTTTCAGGTTCCAGGACGCGCTGATCTTGCCGTTCACGTCCACCAGCGCCTGCGAGGTCTGTTGCACCATCGCCTGGGTTTCCCCCACCGTTGCCTCGGTGTTCTCCACCCGTTCCGACAGCGCATAGTCACCAGTGGCGATGACCGACAGCGTGGTGATGGTGCCCGCGAAGGAGGTTTCATCACCGGCGTTCCAGTCGGTATCGCCGGCATGCTCTGCGCTGTACTGCGCCACAAGGCCGTTCACCTGCTGGCCCACCGCGGTGACCTTGCCGTCGACCTCCTGCACGTCCAGCTGCAGCTGATTCACCTGGCCAACCAGTGCGCCGGCTTCCGTAACGGCCTGTCCAACGTCCACCCACTTCGTGCCCGGCGGCGTCTCGTTGCCGTTGCCCGGCCCCTTCCACTGCCAGATGCGCCCGTTGTAGACCACCGTCTGGCCCGGCTCGTAGGTAGCACCGGCCACCCAGACCAACGGCACCAGCCCGCTGATGCTGTTGATCTTGGTCTGCAGGCTCTGGCCCAGCGCGCTCTCGCTGATCTTGCCCGAGAAATACGCGTCGTAGTCCGACTGGTTCGTGCTGGACTCACCCATCACGCCAGTACCGGCCGGATACCACGGGCCGATGTTGCCGCTGCGGTCGACCAACCGGCCCCAGAAGTAGAACCGCGCACCGGCGGCCAGGCCGTCCAGCTGCAGCCGGTTCTGCGGATACGCGTAATCGCCCAGCTTCACCGCGTTGTCGCGGTTGGGGCCCATGCTGCGCCAGATCTCGGTGCGCTGGGTGTCGGTAGCGCCCGGCGGGAATCCCCAAGCCAGCGCGATGGCGAACGGCAGCGGCGTGGTCGTCAGCGAGGTGAGCGCCGGCGGCGGCGTGGTCTTCCCCTCGATGCTGGTCAGCGGGCTCAGGGCCGGCTGGGACACCGCCCCCACGGCATTGATCGCCCGCACGCGAGCCAGGTACTCACCGGCGTAGATCCCGCGCACTTCGATGCTCTGCGTCGACACGCGGCCGGCACGCACCCAGTCCAGGTCGCCGCGCTTCCACTCCACGTCGTAGGCGATGGCCTTATCGGCTTGGTCCCACGCGATAGTCAGCACATGGGTGGCGATGCCCTGGTCGATCACCGAATGCGACGACAGATGCACGTTGGCGGGCGGCGGCTGCACGCTGGGCGGGATGATGCTGATCGGCGGCTGCTCGATCCGGGTGCCGTCATCAATCGCGGCGAACTTGCCCGGCACGTGCTTCAGGCCCACCACGTCGTAGGTGATGCCATCCTCACCGGTGATCGGGCGCTCGGTGATCGACATCACCCGGAACAGCTGCAGCGCCAGCTCGGGCGATTCGATGGCCCACACCGACTGCGCCACCGGCACGGTCGACCACGGCACGGTGACGCGCACCTCGCTTCCGGTCACCGACTGAATCGTCCGGGTCTCCGTAACGCCGCTGGGCAGCGTGGCGTGGATCGTCTGGCCGGCGGCGGTGGCCTCCGGCACCCGGTCCAGCACCAGCGCACTGGCCGTGGCACTGCGGATACGGCCGCCCATGCGGCGCCCTGCCCGATCCGGATCGGCCACCCGGATGATGTCGCCGACCGTGACGCGCAGTGCGTCCAGGCCCACTGCGAAGGCCACCGTCTCCGTCTCCAGGTTCTCGCTGTAGAGGATGTGGTTGCCCATGCGCTGAGCCTGACTGCGGCGGTCGCAGCCGAAGGCGGTGACGCTGGTGTTGTTGATGCCATAGCGGGCTATGCCGCTGCGCAACTGCACCGTTTCCGGCTTCTGGCGGCCGAAGTCGTCCGGGTCAGTCCACGACACCTGGGCGACAGTGTGGCGCGCCTTGCGCCCGGTGCCCTCGTAGGTGAAACGCCCCTCCACCACGTTGGCCTGGTTGTAGGTGAAGGTCGGATCCTTGGGCATGTCCGCCGAGGCGATCACCTGGCCGGCGGCATAGAAGCTGATGCCGCGGAAGATGGAAGCCATGTCCTGCAGCACCCGGAAGGCCTCGGCCTCGGTCTGCAGGTACAGGCTGCAGGTGAACCGCGGTTCCATGCCGCCCACGCCATCGCTCACCAGCTGGTCGCAGTAGCGCGCGATCGCGTAGAGGTTCCACTTGTCGACGTAGGCCTGCGGGATCCGGTGGCCAAGGCCGAACCGGTCGTTGGTCACGATGTCGTAGAACACCCACGCCGGGTTGTTGGTCCATGCCGACTTGAACGTGCCGTCCCACACCCCGGAGTAGGGCCGGGTCAGCGGGTCATAGTTCGCCGGCACGCGGATGATGCGCCCCCAGATGCGGTAGGCCGTGCTCGGCTTGCCCTGGAACTGGCTGCCGTCCACCTGGATTGCTGAAAGCGCGCAGTTCGGATAGCGGAGCTTTGCATCGATCACCTCGGTCAACGACACGACATTGGTGGTGTCAGCGACGGTCGCGCTGTTGGCGTTCGGGGTCAGGCGGCGGATGCGCACCTGCCACTGATTGCCCGCCGGCAGGTCGATGCGGTGGCTGCGCTGGTACTCGGTGGTGGTCTTGCCGGAGAACGCGCTGGTCAGCACCGTGTTGAAAGGCCCGTTGTCGGTGGACAGGTCGATGGCGTAGTCGATGGCGTACCCTTCGGTGTCGCCGTTGTCGGTGTTCACCTTCTGGAGCTGCGGCACGGCCAGGCGCACCCGCACAGCCGACAGGCTCGACCCAGAGACAGTGCGGGTCCTCTATCTGGACGAAGTCTTGCTTGATGCGCCCATCCGACGTGCTCTGCCACAGAACAGCCGTCGCCGTGCCGTTGTGGGCGAACCGATACTCGCCTTGGTTGCCCTGGTAGTTGGCTGCAACGATCCGGGCAACGGTAGCGGATCCGCTGATGTCCATGACCTGGAAGCGGGCGAAGATCTGCGCGGCAACGGAGGGCAGGCGGCTGTCGAAGGTGAAGCCATAGGCCACAGACCCGGTTCCCGACCCGTACCCGATGACGCCGGCCGATGACACCTCAACGCGATCCGCTGCAGTCGTAGAGGCGCCGAACACCTTCTTGCTTGGCACAACCTGGTCACCATTCACGGTGAGATAGGTTCCGGAAAGCGACGGGATATCACTGGCCGCAAGCCCACGCAGAGTGGGAACACCACTGGCCGTGGGAGGGGTTGCCCAGAAGAGCGACTGCGCGCCTGACTGCGCTGCCGCCCTCAAGGCCGAAGGCAGATCGGCGGCAACCATCGCGCGAAACCCGGGCGCCGCATCCGAACCACTAGCCGGACCGAACCACGCGAAGTTTGCCTTGGTGTTCCCCATCAGTGCCGCGAAGTTGGTGTTGATCTTCTGCGCCATAGTGCGCGCCGGGTCGCCCTTCTTGCCGTTCGGCTGGACGGTGTCGATATCGATAATCTGGCGTGCCATGACGGCTCCTACGGCTGAAACGTTTGTTCGAAGGTGGCGGTGACGCTGTGCATCAGGCCAGTTGGGAACGGCTCACCTTGCGCCGTGCACTCAAACAGCAGCAGGCCGCGCGGGCACTGCCACAGGAACGAGCGCCCGACGTGGGCGTCGAGAAAGGCGACGATCTGGTCGACCATCGTCTTTGAACCGGTGAAGGTGAGCTGATAGCTGCGACTACGTGGGTTGATGCCGTCGGGCGACCGCCAGCCCGGCTCCACTGAAGACCGTGGACAACACGCCCGTCCTGGCCGTCAGCGACGCGATTGAGGACTGCGCCTGTGCGAGGTTTCCTGTTGCCAGTGCGCGCATCAGCATTGCCAGGGACTGCTGGGTCTCCACGGCCTGCAGGTTGAGCTTCCCGAAGGTGTTGGAGGTGGCCAAGACCCCTGCCCGCGTGCCCTCCAGCTGGCTCTGGTACTGCTGCCACATCTGCGGTTTCAGCAAACCGAGGTCGCGCGCGCGTGCCAAGCGATCCTCCTGTTCGGCAAGTTTGTTGAGGGCCGCGACCGTCGGATTGATCTGCCCCAGCAACTTCTGCAGGTTCAGTTCGTGCGCTTCCGTGGCGGTGGCAGCCTGGCGCGTGGCTACCGCAGCCCTCTGCTCGATCCGCTCCATCTCCTGTACGCGGGTGGCGCTGTCGCGCAGCGCCTTGGCGACCGGATCGACCGGCTTGGCTTCGTCGGCCAGGATGTCGAAGCGGGCCTCGATGTATGCGTCGGCCTTGCCCGCCACCGCGGCATCGCCGAGCTTGGCGACCACGGCAATCTTGCGGACCTCGGCATCGGTCTTGCCGCTGTAATCGGCGTCGTGCACAGCCTTGGCCTTGGCGATCAGGTCCCCGCGCTGCTGCACGCGCTGATCCAGGTCGGCGTCGCTCAGCACCTTGGCTTTCAGGGCATCGCGCTCGGCCTCGATCTTGGCGATAGCCGCGTCCTTGGCATCGATGGCAGCCTTGTGGGAAGCATCGGCGGTGCCAGCGGCGGTCTGCGCGTCCTTCAGCTGCTGCTGCAGCTTGCCAATGGCCTGGGCGCCGGCGTCGTTGGTGACGACGGACAGCCCATCGACCAAGATGGTCTTGTCG